CACGGAATCATTGGTATAGATCCCATTTTTCATGCTACCCAGCTTGGGGGTCGCATGGCTGACCGGAGAGCGGAACTTGGTCTTACGCATCGCACGCCGCATCTTGCGAAGCAGATCGGTCTTGGTAATGTCCGCGTACTGCGCCGTCCAGTTAGCGAAGCGTGCATAATCGCCGGTGGAGATGCCCGCTCGGCCGTCAGTGAAGCCGGCCGGGTTGCCACCGTTGAACCCCTCGGTGGCGTTCTTCACCACCCAGTAGCCAATGCCGTAGGGGGTTTTTTCATCACTGGAATCAGTGGGCTTGCCCCACAGAAATTCCTCCAGCAACTCGTAGAAGCTGACCATCATCGCGACATAGCGAGTTTTGACCAAATCCACGATACCGACCCCGCCGCGCTGGAACGCGGGCTCGCGCTGGTCGTAAATGTAGTGAGCGTTGACGTGTCGCGGTCCGACCTTGCCCTGCTTCATGGTGTCAGTCAGGCTTGACCCGTCCGTCTCGAACAGCCCGACGGCGCGTGCTGAATGGTTGTGGTCCATCTGTACTTCGAACCGCCACTCGTAGCCACCGTCGAACTTCTTTCTGCGGTTCTTCCACATTTCGCGGACAGCGACGTGATCGGTCAGATCCGTCTGCATATCAACGAATGCGCCGCGCTTTATGAGCTTGTCCTGCGTCAACAGGACAGCATCATCAATATCTGAATACTGAATCGTCATAGCTTCTCACCTCTGGCCCCCGCTCCCAGCGGGCGGCCCTGTTAGGTTGGTTTATTGTAAAACTTCTGATCGACCTCGGCGGCCACCTCCGCCAGCACATCATCACCATTACCAACCTTATCTACATGCCCTGAGGCACGGTTGATATGCTGCTGCTTGCGCTTGTCGAGAGCGGCCGTTTTCTTGTCGATCACCGCCTGCGCGATGATATCACTCATTGTGATCTTCACCGCTTCATCAAAGACATCCCCACGGCTCACGTCCTGGCCCGCGGCTGCATAGCCTGCGGCCAGTACATCGAACTTGCCGTGAATCGCCTTCCACTTATCCGGATCGGACTTGACGGCCTCTGCGACCGGCTTATCCAATCCCTTCCTTTGGTCGTCGAACCACTCGTCGGCCGACGGCCCCTTCTCACGCAGACCCTTGATCATCTCGTTCTGCGTTTGGATGATGCCCTTCATTGCCTTGAACCCTTGAACGATATTCTCATCGTAGTCCTTTGGGTCCAGGTCTGGAATCGCCGCCAGCGGGTCTTCGCCATCGCTGTCGTCGCCCTTTCCATCATCCGCTTTCGCCTCTTGCGCCTTCTCCAGCCGGGAGACCAAACTCTCCAGCAATGAAGCACTCACAAATTGCCGTGCAATCGGCATCGATAACCCGGCCCTGACGGCCCGCTCCAGATGCTCGTCAGTGATGGCATCGGTCTGGTCGTCGTCGGCCTTGTCATCACCATCGGCATTGTCATCTTCTTCATCTAAGACTTCGTCGTCCTTGGTTAAGGCGCCATTGTCGATGTCGCCATCGGCGGAGGCGCCATCCCCTTTTGGGACGTCGTCGTCCTTTTTGTCGTCAGCCTTGACGTCGGCTTCATCTTCTCCGTGCTCAGCTTCGAACTCCTGCGCCTCAGCCTCTATGGCAGCTTCAATTTCGACTTCGAGTGCTGGGGTGTCGTCTGTCGCGTCACCCGTCTTGTCTTCGATTTTGTCTTCGTTTTTGTCTACCATTGGTTCGTCTCCTGTGTTGGTGGCTTAACAAAAGCTCGCTCTGTCTACGATGCCTCTGGCCTTCAAGGCCTTACGGCGGTGAATAGCATTGCGGTATTCGGGATCTCCGCCGGGCGTCACTACCGTCGGGACGCCGGCCTTGGCCAGGTGGTCTCGGAGTTCGCCCGCCTGATCGGGGTGCACGCCAGATGCTACGCACGTTATCGGCCAGCCTTTCTTCGGCGGAGTGCCCATATGCGCAATCTCCAAAGCCAAACTGCGCTTGGCACATCGGCCATCGGAGAGTTCAATCCGCCTGGGCGCATGCCCTATCCTGAACAGCCGCTCGACAACCTCGCCATTGTCTGCCTCATAGCAATAGATTGGCATCAACCAACACTCCTTCCAAGCCCCGCTGCTTCGCTCGACTGGACACCGCTGCCCATGAGTAATCGTGACATAACATCGTCTTTGCCGTGCCGTGTTGCCCCCGGCCGATTCACTCGCACGTTGGTATGGGTCGTGTTGGCAGGCCGTAATGTGGGTTGGGAATTCCCGACCGGCTGCTGCTGCTGCTCAGGCGACTGCTCTTGGAACTTAATCAGAGCTGCCAGTTCTGGCAGATTGGACAGCCGCCCGATCAACTCAAGCAACTTCTCGACATCGACCTGTCCGCCCTGCTGCTGGATTATCGGCAGAAGCGGGACCACGAAGCCATCGAATATCTGCCGGATCTTCTGGAGTCGAATCGACGGCGTATCGTTTTGCATCGAATAGGCGTCGATGTCGAAATTGAAATCAAGGAAGTCGCCGTCCCTGGTCTCCTGGGACCAGATACGATGCAGGACAATATCCGTGCCGTCTATCGGCTTCTCAATTGCTCGCTGGCGAACCGGGTCAGTCCATTCGTACCACGCCAGATCGCCGAAAATGGCCTTGGCGAAATCAATGGTCTGATCTTGCATGAAATCGATACGGCCATTCGCCGCCGCCGACATCATCTTGTCCTGGCCGACAGTTTCCGACATCGGAGCCAGCCCACCGAGCGAATCTAGGTTGCCCGCCAAGTAGCTGAACAGATCACGAGTCTGCAAGAACACGGCAAGAGTCGCCTGATCTATTCCACCAACTGTAAGAGTTTCTGGCTTCCCCCCAGGATGCAAGGCAATCCCGTCTCCGTCCTTTGCCATCTGTAGCGCCTTAGCATCCTCATCGCTACCACCTGGGAACGTGGCCACAGTTTTCTTGGCGTCAGCCTGCCGACCGAGCTTGCGGTACAGCGAGTTGGCCAGTTCGTGCAGGTCCAACATCAGGGCGACGGGGGCAAGCGGCAATAGATTGCCGGGGACATCCGAGAATGACAGTTTGTGATACGGGCCGTCTTTCGGGCCGTCCCAATCCACCAGATTGATCTGCTTTTTGCTCTTGACCCCGTAGGTCACCAGTTGGCCGGTATCGGGCAACCATACATCTCTCACCCAGACACGTTTGCCGTATACCTGAATACTCTCGTCTGTGCTCACGCTCTCGGCGCGTTCCTCGCCGTTGGCGCCTACAGTCGTATGGTCGTCGGCCTCCATGTCATTGCCCGCCATGTCACGGACGACTTCAAGCGGAAGCCAATAATCATTTCCCTCGAACTGAATTTCTTCCATCTTCTTGGCCGACATATCACAGAAATAATCATCGAGTGTTATGACGTCCACGAACGGTTCGCCGTAGTCGTGCCCCAGCACTGTATGGCCTGATGTGCAGATCCCGACCTTGACGATACCGAGACTGAATATCGCCTCTATGACAGCGCGCCTCAGTGTACGGCCAAGGAAAATCTCGTCAGGAATCTGGTTCATTGCCAGTTCCATATTGCGGGCATATGGCATGAGCGATTGGATGCCCGTGCTTATCATCGCCCTCGGGGCTCGCGCAGCCAGAAGGCGCGTGTAGATCGTAACGGCAAGCTCAAGCAGATTTGTAGGAACACGAAGATCGGTGCCGCCGGCGGCATAGTGCTTGCCGACATATTGGCGAATAGCGTTAACGCGGGTTAATCGCGGCTTGCTCATCTGGAGAATAGATGATTCAACCGAATTTTGGAGTCTCGTAAAGTCAAATGCCATTACCAGCCCTCCCCGAGCGTATCGCTACCGCGAGCGGCAGCCGCAATATCTTTTTTGAGCCGCCTATGGGCCAGAGACCCAGGCGGCACTTTCGGCTCCTCGGCCTCTTCCTGCTTGCGATGGTCCCTGCAGCCCAATGCCGCCAAGGCGTCGGCGATAACTTCATCCCCGTGGGCAGTGCGAGCACCGGACGGGTCCTGCGCGTTGGCGGACGCACTGTGCTCGATAGTGCCATCAGCCTTGCGAATGAACTGGAGACATTCGGCCATGCCGCGATCGGACCTGTTGATAAACTTATGATCGGCCAAGTCGGCACGATAGTCTTCCAGCAGCGCCTCGCGGGCAGCGGGGTTCAAATAGTAGCCGGGTTCGTCGCTGATCTTTCGTGTGACCTTTTTCTCGTTGCGGCGATAGTAGATATTGCTGTAGTGTGCCCCGATCACCTGCTGGGTGAAAACCTTGCCGGTCGGGCCGGAGGCGTCCCAGATCATCCGGGCGTCATTGAAGAACCTGGCCAGAGCGATATTCAGTTTCGCAAACGGATTCGGTCGCAGGAACGGAGTACGCAGCACGCCGATTTTCTCCCGCGTCTTTCGGTCCACTATCGAGGACACCGAATTGCTGGCGCCAGTGCCGGCCGAGATGTCAGAGCCGATCACGAACTTGCGATCTTTCGCCGGCCGCCCGTCACCGTCCAACGTGATCCATAGCTCGATCTTCCCTCGGCTGGCCGTCGTGAATGACTTGGGCCTCAGGGTCTCGAGATCGAATTCGAGATCGCCTCTGAGGATCGAAGGCTTGCAATACTTATTGCGCAGTAGATCAATAAACTCCGCATCGAAATACTGGTAGTCCGAACCCAGGAAGTCGATATCGAGTTCTTGAGCGACCTCCATTGCATTGGCGCATCGGGCGCACTGTGCATCATACCACGGCGAACGGAGTTTTCCGTCAAGAATGAATGGGTAGCCATCGGGGAACATGACTTCCCGGGCCTGCCGTTCGCCCTTCTCGCGGACCCGTACCATGCCGCGAAAGTCGTCCATCAATTCCGGCTTCTTGACCTTGCTGGTCGTGTAGAGTCCCTTCTTTTTCTCGGGATGGCTTGACCAGTGGAGACGGATGATCCGCGCCGATGTATTGTGGACAACTTCGTAGAAGCCGTTGTTGCTACCCTGCGGGGTCGAGTTGAAGCCACGGCAACTTGTGGTATCGCGGGTTGCCTTGAGCACCCGAAAGCCGTCGTTCAGGTCGAATGCGGCGTGCTCGTCAATGAACATGGCGGTACGCCGGTCCCCCCTGCCGGCGTCACCAGTAGTACTCTCGCCGTCGATCACGCTCCCGTTGTCGACATTGCCCATATGGAGCAGACGCCGCTCCGGGTCCTTCTGGCCCAGCCATCGGCTGGTTGGGAGCAGCCATCGCGGCTGATGTTGATGCAGGAAGTCAATCTTCCAGAATAGAGATTTGGGGTTGCCACGCTTGTCGACGTAATCCTCGTTTCGGCTGACCAGCAGGAAGCTCAGGTTCGGTCGGAAATGCCAGTTCCATTCGAAGACGGTCAGGCCCATCCAGGACGCGCCCATGTCCCTGGACTTCGGCATCGCAAAGTCCTCGCCGACTTGGATGCAGTCAGCGATATTGAGCATCGCCTCATCTTGAAAGTCCTGGTAAGTGATAAACGGCATGACAGGCGATAGGGCCTCCGGGCGCGGGTCGTACGTCCAACAGAACGTGTTGACGTAAAACATCAGATCCTCAGCACACATGGTCTGAAACTGAGCCGCGGCAAGCGGATCAGAGTCGGCCATTTGGAGCATGTCGGCACGGAACGCAAGATTGGCGTCCATGTCCTTGGGGACCAGATCGTAATGCGGGCACGTTATCGAGCCCAATGTCATCACTGCTGCCATTATCAGTGCCTTTATTTCGCTACGCCACCATCTGCATCATCCCGCCAAGAGCCGCTCCGGCATTGGAGCCTTCGTGCATCACGTCAACGCTGTTGTTCCCGCCGTCCGCAACGCCCCAGCAGTGGAGGGCGCCCGTGCATGTCGCATCTGTGATCGTCCCGCCGTGCACGTTCGCGCCCGCGGAGTTCATGGTTATCGGATACGTACCCTGATTGTTCCCGCTGATTATACCCGTGAGATTCACTGTGGCCGCATCAAACGATGCCTGGTTGGACTGATTGGCATTATCGCCCATGGCAAGCGAAGCAATGCTGACAATCCCAGAGCCGAAGTCGATCCACCCGCTACCAGCAGCGGCCTCGGCCGTGCCGATCCTGACTATGCCGCAATCGAGCGAGTAGCCGCCCATGTCCAACTTCATTATCGACGCCGGATCGTCCAGTGAGCCCCTGAGATACAACACCCCTGTCCCAAGGTCTATATTTGCATCCATTGTCAGGGTCTTTGTCGCCGCGAGGACGGTACGGACCTGCATCTGCTGGTTGGCCAGGGTGATATCATTCCCTGGTCCCGTTATCACCTCATAGACATACATGCCCGTATTGACTGTACCACCCTGGGGGCCCCACCAGCCCGCTTCAGATGCTCCGAATCTAATAGTGGCCCCGGTGACATCGCCGCCGTTCTCGACAGTGAACTTGTTGAAATATGACACTCCTCCTATGTTCGCCGTTGACCCGGAAGCCACAACCAGTGTGATCTTATGCCCTAAGTTAGTCGTAACATTGCTGGCGCCCCCGCTGTTCAGCGTCCATATGCCCGTCGATGTCAACGTACCGGCCGTGAGCGATATAGCACCGGCAATGTTATGGGCGAAACCTCCATCGTCATACGTCCCCCCGGTCAATGTAAATGTCGTGCACGCAAACCCCGTGGTTGCGGTGTGCGTCCCCGCCGTGTTGACGGCGCAAAGGCCGCCTGTGTTTTGAACGTAGTCGGTCACGTTGCCGGTGCCGTTGAGCGTTACGACCAACGTGTCGGCCACGGTGGTACTGGCGCCCATCTGCCAATTGCCGCTACACTCGATATCCCCGCCGCCGAGCATGTCGATCCATTCGAGTGTGCAGTTGCCGTCCACATCCATCGTCCGCCCGACGTTGACTGTAATCTGTCGTCCATACCCGGCCGTGTCACACAAGAGGGCGACGGGATTAACGTCGAGATCGACAATTAGATTCGCGCTGCCTGTGGTGATGG